GCCAGGGGTGGTCGCTCGGCTGGGACCGGGACCGTGGGCGGCGATAGGTCGACCGTCGGCGGATCGGCGGCGATCGCTTCCAAGGGTGGGGGCTTCACCGGCGGAACGAACCGGCGGAACGCGGGGAACAGATCAGCCATCGAAAAACCCTTAATGGTAAAAACTGCAATTTCGGTGCTCGGTGCTCATTTTTTTGAAACAAGAGTACCGCAGCATAAAAACGCTTAAATCGTCGATCGACGATTTAAGAAATCCCTGTGGAGGTTGTTCTGACTTCTACCGAGCACTCCGAGCACCGATTTTCATTTATGATAGTGTAATAGCGAATCAAAGAAAAAACAAGGGCAAAAACCCCGTAAAAACAGGGGGTCGCAATTTTCAAAACAAAAAAAACGGCCTCGAAAATCGGTGCTCGCACGAAACTTTCTCCGAGCACCAACGAGCACCAACGAGCACCGATTTTGCTACCTTTGCGGTACATGACAGACCCCCATATCTACTAGGTCGCGAAAAATGAAAAATTTGATTGTCTAATTGATTTTCAAAATTGGTAAAATAGGTAATTTATTTGTGACACTGGATAGGCTAGCGAATATCGGCAAGCTAGGCAAAATGAAAATCGGTGCTCGATCGGTGCTCGGAGCGTTTTTTTGCGAGCACCGAATAGGGGCGGTTAGTCTGCCGTTGCGAGTTATCAACACCTGTGGATAACCTACCCTGGCGGCGATTTTGCCCGGTTGTGTCCGGGGTTTTGTCCGCTTAGCAGATCGCATCCGCCGAATCGGTGTCTAATTAGTTACCGAATGGTTACCGAACGGCTGCCGAACGACCGAACACCCCTCGAACGGTTGCCGAACACCCCGGACGAAATCAATTTCGTCCGTTTCGTCCGTTTCGTCCGCCCACGAAAAAAGCCGGCGAGGTTCATCCCGCCGGCTTGTCGTTCGCGTCGTCGCGTCAGCATTCAGTCTGCCGTCAGTCCTTCCCGGCCGCCGCGGTCCGTTTCCTTTTCCGCTTCGCCGCCCAAGCCCCACCCGCCGCCAAGCCGATCAGGCCAAGCGTTGATGGCTCCGGTGCATCATGTACCGCGATCGAGTCAATCACAAGCTGCCTTGCACCCGTCGCGTCGTCAGGCCGCAGCCAATCAACGCGGATCTCATCAATCGCCGCTGTGCCACCGAGTAGGCTTGTGAAGTCAAACGAGTACGGCACAAAGTCCCGCTGCCCGCCCGGTAGCGTGTAGTCGATCGCGTGGCCGCCCACGGTCGCCCGCAGGATGCCTGTTTCGGCCGAGGCCGTCTGATTGTTGCGTGCCATCACAACCAGGATCGGAGCGGCAATCAGCGGCGTCGGCGTAAAGCTGTAGACGATGGCTGACCGCTCGCTAGGTGGTGATCCAGTTAGTGCCGATGCCGAGCCTAGCTCAATGCCAAACTGCCCGAACGTGACCAGCCCTTCCGTGGTTCGCTGACCCAGCCCATCGGACTGTGCCGCGTTCGTGAACTCGTCGATCGTGATGAATCCGGCAGCCGCTGGCGTTGCCAAGATCGCGGCGGCGAATGCGGTTGTGAATCTCATTCCCCAGCCCTTTCGATTGAGTTGCGAACCATCCAGCACCCCCGAGCAACATGCTCGCGGTGAATGATTTCCTTCGCGGCTTGGTAGGCCACGACCAGCGCGACGGTCACCAAGCCTGATATTGTGATTGCCATTTTGTTGCTCTGCCTTTTGTTGCGGTGATTCTTCTGTTTCAACTCGATCGCCGCTAAAACGGCGTCCAGTCTTCCCCCTGGTCAGCGATCCCCGGCCGCCTTTCCTTGGCTTCGCTCCTGCCTTCTCGCAGCCTGTCGCACATCCAGCACGTCACAGACAGCCCCGCGAACGCGATCAAGCCGACGATGATCGGATAAATGAAGCTGGTCATTCTGCCGCCTCCAATCCTTCGGTCGCTCGGTTTAGATACCAGGCCGCTTTCTGCAAATCCTCCATCCCGTTCTTCCATTGCTCGCGCCAGATATATTTCAGCGCGTTGCCCTTACAAAACCCGATGAATTCTTCTTCCGTGAGCGCCGCCTGAATTGCGTCGATGCACTCGATCGATCCGTCGTTGTAGTGATTCGGATGATCGACCGCGTCATCACGCAAGAAATCCGCGGCGGTCAGATATTCGGGATCGTCGTCGATTTCATCGTTCTGACAATCCGGGCCGCCTGGCCGTCCGCCGTTCTCGAACTCGACCACCGGCGGCGCACCCGCTTCCCCCCGGCTGTCACCGAACACCCCCGGTTCATCCTTTCGCTCGACCGGGACTTGGTAAATCGCCGACGGGTTGTTCTCGCCTGGGGTTGCCTCGATCCACTTGAAAGCCCCGAAATCGTCCGTAAAGACAACTTCTTGCCGATCGGTCCGCCAGCAGTCTTCCGGCCTCGCCTTTCGGTATCCAGCGGCAAACGTGACGTACAGATTCCTCCGCTCTGAATCCTTTTTCGACACCGGCACCCGGTACACTTTCGATGGGTCAAATGATCCCGGTCGAGCATCGCCCCATATCCCGTTTTCGCCGCTCTCACTGTCCCCCGGATACCATTGCTCACGGTCCGTCCGCAGCCGGTCGGCCAGGTGCATCCAGGCTTGCCGATACCCCTTGCCGACGTACAAAACGCCGTTTATTTCGTCCGGCCCCGTCCATTTGCTTTGTGCTTGCTCATTCATTTCGTCTGCTCTCCGATTGTTGGTGATGTTCTAAACCTTCTAGCTCGCTGCCTGCTTTCGCTCTCGTTTCTTCCGCCCTCCTTTCGTTCTCGCCCCGTCGCCGCCGCGAAGACCTTCGACCGAGTAAACCACCCGGCGGCGAACCGTCAGCGTGTGAATGATTTCCGGTTCTGCTTCGTCGCGGACCTTGACCGTCACGACATCCCTTGATCATTCTTTCGCTTCCAGGATGGCGGCTTCGGCGAACGATACCGCGCCGTAGTCGACCCATCCGTTTACCTCGTTGACGTAGCATTGTCGGTTCATGGGATATTCCTCTAGTCTTTGGCTGGGGTTGGGCACTTCCACGGGTTACTAATGGAGGGTTCGGTGAGCGTGAAGGAGCCTTCTTCCCAGACCCGCAGATCGTTTCTCAGTCCGCTCAGGACGTGACGATTGCACGGGCAATGAAGCGAGATAATTGCAACCGCTTCTTCCAACGATCTTCCGCGGATGGATTCGCAGTGTTTGGCGACCGCATCCCTCAGCCTTTGCCACCCCTTTGAGTCGAGCAATTTATCGGCGGACGGGTTCGGTCTTCGCTTGACGCCAAACCACTTGCAAGCTTTTCGACATTCCTTGAATTCTGCCGGCGAAATCCTAGATCCGATGGCGGCCTCGACGTCCTTGCGAGCTTTAGTGATCTTGGCTCGCTCAAACCACCATTTGAAATCTCGCTTTTCAATTTCCTTCGTGACAGATTTCCGCTGCTCATCTGTGTGGGGTTTTGCTCGCCCTCCAATTACGCCACTTAGAGCAATCCCAAGTGCTGTCTTGAACCTTTTGGCTTGCTGCCTTTTGGCTGCATGATTTTTTTTTCATTTCTTTGGCTCACTTGTTTATCTCAATTTTCCTAACAACTTGACTCGCTCTCTAATCCGCTCCGCCGCGTCGTTGCAGTATTCGGCGGACAAGTCCATTCCGATCGCTTGCATCCCTTCGACCCAGGCGGCCTCGAGTGTCGTCCCGCTGCCCATGAACGGATCGAGAACCACCGCGACGGGCGGGGTGACGAGACGGACGAGGTAACGCATCAGGGCGAGCGGTTTGATGGTCGGATGTTTGCTGTTGCGACGCTCTTTCTTGTTGGCTTTAGCACAATAATAGAAACGGGCGGCCGATCCTTTGCTTGATCCAATACCGCTTTCGGCTTCGCCGCCTTTGAACGTACCGAACGAATTGCGGAACTTGTCGGACGATCGCTTGGCGGGCGTCCCGCCGCTGGTTTGGTGCGGAAACAGCCCAGTCACTTCCTCGCTGCCGTCGTGGATAAGATTTGCGGGCCATCGGCCATCCTTCGTTTGCCCTTCGAACGTGACACCGTCCTGGTGTGTCTTGCCGGTCTTGTTCTGGTCCGCGCCCGGAGTCATTCGCTGCGCGGTGTAGGCGTAGCCGGCCGAATCGTCACTGTGAACCCGGCACCCGTCGACATTGATAGCCCCCGTCCCGTGCTTGAGTACGTTCGCCGCAACCGTTCCGATCAGCGGTTTTCGAGCGACTAGGATTGGTTCGTAAGACGGCTTGATCGCGGTCCCCCACCCTCCCCATTGGAGGGCGTCGTCGGTCGCGGGAATGTACTGGCGAGCGTTTTTATCAACTGCTGCCGAGTCATTCATCCAGGGGCGCTGGTGTCCTTCGTGCCCGCTGTCGCCTCGCATTCTTCCGCGATCGATCCATCCAGCATGAGCCGCCGATTTCGGCCCCCCAAACTCCCCTTCCACCCCCGCCGCTTTGTCGATCGCTTTCGACACGTCCAGCGACTTCGGAAATCCGCTGCCGTACACCCACATAATACAATCGCGGATTTCCCATCCCGCATCCTCGATCGCCACGGCCAAGCGGTGATAGGTCCGCGTCCCGCCGAACGCCAACAGGTGAGCGCCCGGTTTTGCGACCCGTAACGCTTCCTGCCAGTAGGGAGCGCCCGGCACGCCGTGGTCCCATCCCTTGCCCATGAACTTGAGCCCATACGGCGGATCAGTGACGATCGAATCGACGCTGCCGGCCGTAAGCTGAGGCATCAACTCTAAGCAGTCGCCGTTGTAGATCGTGCAATCATCATCCTGGTAGTGATGTTCCATCGCTCAAAACCCGCCGTGTCCGTTTCTTTTCAGGTCCGACTCAACATCCGGCCGCAGCGAAATCCCGATCCATTCGCGATAGAAAATATCTCGATCGTGAACCCTCGCGACTTCAATCCGCGGCACGATAACCCGCAGTCGTTTAGCGAACGCTTGGCGTGTCGATCGATCGACGATGTCATTCTGTCGGCACCACATTTGATACGCTTCGAAGCAATCGTTGCTGTTGACCTTGCCGGTCTCGACGCAGCATTGATGAAGGAATGCCGACACCGGCGAGACTTCAATCCGCAGCCAGTTAATCGAAGCTATCCCCGATTTCGGCTGAATGATCTTCCCGCCCTTTTCGCGGTGCAGCCGGTCGCGGCCGATGATTGCCCAATTCAGGATTCCGGGTAGCTCGGCGTGGATTCGCTTTTCTACTCGAGGGTCTTCTTTCCCCGCGTAGGTCCGATTCATGACCAAGATTATGATCCGGTTCAAAATCGCGTCGCTGGCATCCTTGAATAGCGGGATTTCGTTGGAAAATAGCATGAACTTGATCGGCAGATTGACCCCAGACAAGCTCGGCCGATATTTGCGTTCAATCTCCTGGGGATCTTCGCCGACGATCGACAAAACCCGCTCGGTCAAAACCGTATAGTCGACCTTCTCGCCGATTCGGGCGTCCGGAATGACGGCGAGGGATTTTCCTACCAGGGAAGCTAAACCGAACTGGCCGCTAAGCGTCGTGGGCGTCGGGCTGGCGGTTGAACTGTGACCGATCAAAGCCTTGGCGAGCCGCATTATCGTGCCCTTGCCGCTTCGTGACTTGCCGACGATGCAGAGAAACCGGCCCATGCTTGTATCTTGCGTCAGCAGGTAGCCAAACCACTCCTGCAGGGCGTCGATACTTTCCTGGTCGCCCTCGAATTGCTCCCACAACCACTCTTGCCAATACATGCACTGAGCCTCGACGTCGAACCCGTAGTCCAGCTTTAGCGCGGAAAACCATTCGTGAGTATGAGGCATCAACGAGCCGTCAAAATCGCCGGCTAGAACCGCATCCAGGTTAAGTAATCCGTTCGCCATCGAGACATAGTTTCGACGCTCACGGCCGGGAAGATGACACGGCATTTCGATACTAGCGCTGATCGCCACTTCGGACTTTAGCGCGGTGATGACATCGCGGACCAACCGCGTTGACACGTTGCGAATCTTCTTTGGCTTGATCGGCTTTCCGCTCTCCGCTTCGGCCTGAATCCTCGCCTCTTCGTTGATCTTCCAACAACGCTCGAACTCCGCACGAATCACCTTGAACAACTTCGCCTGCAGGTCGTTATCTGAAAGCGGCTTCCAGACGCCGGCTTTGTACTTCCAGAATTCATCCCGCCAGAACACCAGTTTCCCGCCCGAAAACTCCGAATAGAACTCGAGGTTGATCCGTGCGAGCCGGGTGTGATCGTCTTCCGCCTCGTCGATTTCGTCCAATCCCGTCGGAACGAAATCAGCCCGGACCGATCGCGGTTTCGCCCGCTCTTTCTCCGCGGATTCACCCCTCCTGGCCAGCGACAATTCCCGCTTTTGCTCCGCGGTCGCTTTCGCG